CTAATACTTGTGTATCAACTGTTTGACCTCTAGCATAATCTCTGACTGTGATTGTAGGCTCTTTGATAATCTTTACTGTGTCACCAAAGTTTTCAATTTCTCCAGCGTAATCAGTGTTAGTAATATCCTCTACCACTGATGCTCTTCTGAAGAACTTTTGAACTTTCTGACTAAAGATTTGTGGAGTAAAATTACCTTGTGCAAGGTTTTGATATCCACTAGCGTTTGTAAAAGCCATAATGCTTCTCCTTGTTTATTTAGTTAGATTGTTATCTTTGTTCAATCCTACCTTCTAAACGAGCAAGGTCAATATCTTTTTCAAATTTTTCAAACTGATGAGGTTTTAAACTAGCAATCTCACTAGTTGTCCAAATTTTTTTCTTTGGTATATCAGAATCAGTAGCTTTCTTAGTTTTAGAAATTGCTTTAGCAGCTTCTTTTTTAACATCCTTTTCTTCCTTTTTACTTAACGTACTTAAACCACGATCCATTTTATATAGATCAATGGCTCTTGCAGCTAACTTAGAGTTAGATGTATTTTCATACAACCAACCTTGAATAGTAGGATCTTGCTGTTCAGCCCATTCATGAAAATCATCTTTTAAACGAATCTCATTAAAGTCTGGGTGAAGTTTTAAAAGTTCTACTTCAGCTTTTTCTTTTGCAATTTGTTCTTGTTGGAGTTGAATATTTTTATATTTATTTTCAAGCTCTGCAGTTTGAGTAGTAGCTTTATCTATTGCTATAGTTTCTACCATATCATAGACATCAGGGTACTCTCTTCTCCATGCCTCTAACTCTTCTTTAGACTTAGGTGGCACAAATTGTTTAGTGCTAGATTCTAATTGTGTACGCAAAGAATTAAGTTCTTCCTTGTGTTTATTAATTGTAGAATCATAGTGTTTTTTCAAATCGTCATAACGTTTCTTAAAAACACGATCTTCAGCTTTTGCAGGGCGTTCAGCGATAGGAGTAGCCTTTTGATCTGTAGGTTCTGCAGTCTCTTCAGACGCATCGGTGTCCTTCTGTTCGGTTGCTGCTTCTGCTTCCTTTTCTCTTTGTTCCCTTTGAAACTTTTCTAATTCACCTTTAGCAAATGCTTCAGTTTCAGGATCGTTTTCTTCACGAGCTTTATTATAAGGATTTGCATTTTGTAAATTAGTTTGAGTTTCTTCAGAAACTTTTTTTTCTTCTTCCATTATTTTTACCTATTGGTTGAGTGCCTTATGGGTAAGGGTAGCTCTATTCCATATTTTGTGGGCTAGTCATTAAACCTTGAGGTTCAGGACTAGGTGGCACGTTTGGTTGTTGTTGTTGTTCCAACTGTTGGTCTATATCTGAAGTTACATCATCATAAAATCTAGCTAATGCTTCATCTTGACTTTGTACTCCATATACCTTCATTGCATAATTACTCATTAATGATGCAGGTATTACAACATTAGGTTCATTACTACCATAAGCATCCATTACTGGTTTAAACTCTGGTATTATTTTGCCTAATGCTGTTCTAACAGATGGGGATAAAATAGTTTGTAAAGCTGCTTGATCCTCATCTGTCAAAGTTTTTGCTCTTTCTGCAAACTCTAGTTCCATTGGTGTTCCCTCAGGTTCTACTTGATTTTGCGGTTCTGGCATAGGTTGTTCTTTAGGCATAGGTTGTTCTTTACCCAATGCACTTAAATTAGGTGCTGTTGGAGTATTAGGTTTTGTATTCATTATACCTGTTGTTGTAGGTTTTCCTGTACTATCTATTGCCATTTTTTATTTCCTTATTTTCTGATATCCAATCTAAATTTATATTTGAGTTATTTAAATCTATAATATATGCTTTTAAATTAGATTCACAATTATTTATTTTTAATATTTTAGTATACAATTTATGTAAAGATGATTCTGCTGTAGTTGTATATATAAAATTTAAATTTAATTCTTTTGCTAATATTTTTATTTCATTTAAACACAGTAACATTGATTTAAATAATTTTATTTTAGGTATTTGTGGGTTTGAAAATATACCATACATATAACCTAACTCAGAACTTTTATCTGTATATAAACCTGCTGCACATATATCTTCTATAATTATTCCAAGTTCTGGTAAAATATCTTTTGGAATTGGGGAATCCCATTTATGTAATTTAAACCAGCGTTCTAAAGTTGGATAATCTTTATTAAGATGCCATCTTCTGCTGTTCATCAATATCAAAATAATCTGTAAATAATGTATCGTTAATTAATATTCTTCTATTTTTAGTTCCTAATGTATATACTACTGTATCTTCTGTACTAATTAATTTTGCAAGTTTACTATCTTCAACTTTTAACCAGTTACCATTTTCATTTACTAGATGACTTCCTGATACTTTTATACCTTTGTAATCGTATATATCATTTACTAAAAATTTACCAGTTGCAAAAACAAAACCACCTATTGCAACATTATCTTTTAATTCTATTTCTATAATTTTTTTCTTAGATCCATCTGCCATTGAAACTAAAGTATCGGGTAAAAAACATCCAAATACTCTTCCAATGGCTCCACCAACAATTCCACCAACTGGTCCCCCTACTGCCATACCTATAGCTGATCCAACTCCAGCAGCTCTATTTTCTTTTGCATTTCCACCTAATAATTTAGATACTCCATATCCTAATCCACCAGCTACTGCTGCTCCACCAGCACCTGAAGTCATAAAGGTGCTACCACCAAATGAACCTCCTGTTAAAGGTGTAGTACCACCACCAAAACCACCACCTGTAAGTATACTTGAACCTCCTGTTCCACCACTTAATCCTTTAAATGTTCTATATGCTTTTAATCCTAAATCAGCTGTTTGCATTAAAGATCCCATTCTTTGTTGTTTTTCTTGTAATGCTAAAGCTCTATCTATTTGACTTTGAGTTACTCCACCACTAGTAGAAGTTCCACCTGTCATTGCAGCTATTCTTGCTACCTTATCAAAAGGAGTTTCTCCTGGAGTAGTTTGTTGTCCAGTCGAAGATATATCTGTTATTTTACTTACACCAACTTCTGCCTGTTGATCACCTGTTTTTTTAAAACTTTGAGTTGTAGGATCATAAGTTAATTGACCTGTTCCTTCTCTTTTTAATATATCTTGAGTTTGTTGACCTAAGTCAGTTTGACCAGTCGCTAGACTAGTTTTTTTATCACCAGTATATGCCTCAAATGCTGAGTTATCTATAGTAGGTTTTTCTTTATTTTCCTTTAATATAGATTCATATACACCAAGACTATTTTGAACTAAATTTAACATTATGATTTACTGTGTTTGTTCGCCTGTTGTAGATTGAGTATTTGCCGCACTAAAGCCAGCTTCCCCTGGCATTGGTACATTACCTGTACCGATGTTGCCACCTCCAGCTCCCGTTGGATCTGTTGGCGAAGCTCCTGTAGGTACTTGTCCAGTTGGTTCCATCGGACTTTGTCCTCCAGCAGCGGCTGTATTGTTTTGATTTCCATTTGCCATTCCCATTATTTGTGCATAGATCGCAGCTTTTTCTGGATCATTAATTAATTGTTCGGGATCTATATCTAAAGATTTAGCAATCTCTGTTAAACAAGTATGCCATCTAACAAATGGTGCAAGTGCAGGGTTAGATGCAGTTTGCATAAATGTCATTAATCTTTGAGATCTAACTTCTTTCTGCATTAGAGAAGAAGTTCCTTGAGCTTTAATCTCAAGATCACCTTTTATAATTGGTACATCATCATTAAATTGCATATTCCAATAGAATAAAGATTCACCTAAGGGTTTTAATAAATAGTCATCAATATTTTTGATAACTGTTTTAATACTTAATGCTGCAGCACCCATCAACATAGACATACCTGCGGCAGTTCTAGTTGTAGATTGTACACCTGTTGCTCCGTGTGAGTATGATGGTATACCTGTAGCTTCATCTGCAAGTTGTCTAAACTTGTCAAACATTTGTAAATTCTCATATGCAGTATTAGGAAACTTAACTCCATGTACTGCTTGTCCTGTTTGTCCACTCTGTCTTCGAAATATTTTACCAGGAAATACTTTCATATCTTGACCAGGTACTAGCATAGTTTCATCAACATCAAATACTAAATTACCTGCAAGTGCTAAGTTATCAATAGCCATTCTTGCATGACCATTCATAACCATTTGTGAGTCTTCCATATTTTCTGGAATACCTACACCAAAAAACTGATAAGGGTTTAATTCATAAGGACAAACTAAATAAGGTAATCTACTTGGGCTAAATGGATTTTCTACCATTCTTAAAACTTTATTACCACATATCCATATATTAACAGATATTACATCTCCTGTAGCTTCATACATTAAACCACATTCATCTGCTGTTTTTCTATCTATAATACCCCAATATTCTAAAACTTCAAATCTATTTTTATAAATTGTTTGTATATTTTCTCTATCATACAATGAAGATTCAAATCCTCTTGTTTGATAATTAGGTCCCATTTCTAAACACTCTCTAACAGCTTCTGAATCAAACATAGGTTTTTCTGCTAAGTCTTCAAACTGTTGTTTATTATATGAATGTCTTTGAATTATATAATCACAATCATCCATATTTGTAGCATTTGGATCTGGATAAAAATCCCAACATGATACTGCTTCTATACTTGGTATTGATTTTAATTTTTTAACATGTACATTAATTTCATTACCTTCATCATCTTCACCACTATCAAATGAATGGTATTCTTTTAAATCTGTAAATGGACCTTTTAATATTCCTGTTCCTAATAAAGCCATTTCAAAAAATACATGACGCATAATTGTAATAGCTTTACTTTCTTCTAATTGATCGTGTAATAATTTCTGCATCTTTTCTGCAGCCATTCTAGCAGGTTCTATTTGAGGTTCACCTTGTGAAGATGGACCTTCTTCAAAGCCTAAACTTTCATAATCTTGTGCTAATGTTTTCATTAAATCATCAGCAGTTGCACCAGATGGTATAGTTCTACCATCACCATTAAACCCATAAGGATCAGGTTGTTGTGGTTCTTGTGGTTGTTCTGGTTGTTTAGGTTTTAAATGTGCTCGTTCTGCTATATCTTCTGGTACAGATGTAGGAGTAACTCCTAAAGGAAACTTACCTTGAGAAAATAAAACTTCAATGATCTGACCAAACGAAGCAAGTACTTTAGTCTTTGTTACTTTAACAAATACTCTAGACTTTTCATTTTCACGAAATGCAGTTTCTGGACCATATAATCCTCTATAATTTCTATAAGCCTTTAGCCATCTCTTTTCATCATAGATCTTAGATGTTTCAGCTTGTTGAAATCTTTCTCGGACTAATCCAACTAAAGCATTACCTTCGGCTTCATAGCCACCATTTTTATTTTCTTCTTCTTCGTGCATAGATTAATCTCTTGAATCTTTAAACATATCTGGTGCAAATTTTATTAATAGTTCTTTTAAATGCTCATCATCAAAATCTTTAGCATTTGTTTCTGGTAATTCCATATTGTTTAGATGTTTAACTAAACCTCTTCTTTTCATTTTACCAACTTCTATTAATTTTCCAGGCCTATAGCTAACAACTTTAATGTTTTTTTCTTCCGTAGGTTTTTTACCTCTGGGATGTTCGTTAGAATATTTTTTACTATTCTTATCTGTTAGCATTAGTAATCTCTTTCTTCAGCCATTCTAAAGATTGCAGGGTCTACTTTATTCCCAGCTTTCTTAGCTTTACCTTCTACATCTGGTCCTAATTTAGGTCCACTATATCCACCACTGAACTCCATAGGTTCATTTGGTTTCTTAGGTGCATCAGGTGCTAATTCGCCTTCCTTGTATCTTTTTTTTATATCCATGTTTTCTCCTTTGGGTTTTCTTTTTTTTCTTTTTAGTGCCTGCATAAATGACAGGTATAAAATTGCTCTTGGGTCCAAGGCTCATTAATAATCTTTTTCGTCAGCCATCTGGAATAATGAATCTTGAACATGCTCAGAACCAGGTTTGCTAGGCTCATTTACATCATATTCAAATTCTTGATATTTTCTAGGTGCGTGTTTAGCAAAATCAATATTAGCATGCTCCCTGTTTGGCTGTTTGCCTTCAGGTGCATCACTAAATTGTCCTTGCTTAACTTTAGCCTTTGGATCAAATTTTGTTTCCATTGATATCTCCTATTATATTTTTAGTTTTTTAATTTTAATTATATTCTTGGTAGGTATCACTGTATGTCCACCACCTTGTTTTATTATTCCAGAATCTTCAAATATAAAATCTGCCATTATAACAGTTGTTTTTTCATTCTGTTCTACTAGCCAACCAAAACTACAACATATAGCAGTTTTAGATTTTTTTATATCTGGTATATCAGACCATTCGCACGATCCAACAATATCTTCCCAGTATGCAATTACTAGATCATAGGGAAAATTTTTTTTATTTATTTCTGGAATTTTTCTTTTTGACACCTTTTAATTTACCAGAATTTTCCATAGCATAAAAGATAGACTCACCTTTTTTCTTACCATATCTTTTAGTCATAGATGTTTTAATTTTTTTACCTTTCTTATTTAGAGGCATTTAATATTTTACCTTTATTAGGTCCTTTTTTTAATCTATATTTTTGTGTACCAGTCGCACCTATATTAACTTCTCTTTTAAGTAATTTAGTTAGCATTTGTTCCATAACACTTTTGTTTATAGAAGTAATGTGAGATAGTAATTGTCTTGTAATTCTATTCATATTAATACCCAAATTTATTATCAGCCATCCTATATGTGTCATCTGTAAATGAAGTTCTAAATCTTTCTGCATATTTAGGATGGGTAGGTCTACTCATACAACCATAACGTAATGCATCGTATGCGTGATCCTCTGCGTTAGTATCTACATCTTCAGGATTTTTATCATCTGTTGGTAAAGATCCTAAAGTCCTAATTAAATTTCTACAATTAGAAAATATTCTTATACCTGGTTCCTTATCAATAACTCGTAATCTTTTATGTATTTCTAATTTACCACTAATTCTACTTTTAGGAGATCTGTCTGATGGTCTCCATCTACATCCATTCTGTATCATTGTCTCTGCAATACTAGGACCTACATCACCACGTCTTGCCCATGTACTAGAGTCTAATACTCCATAATGAATATGTTCACCTTGTTCCATACTAACTACTTGTCTTGCAAAGTAGTCTGCTGTAACTTTCTTTGTATATAATTCTCTATAGATCCATATATTATTATTATAATCAATAGCGAACCATAACACACAAGCAGGAGAACTATAACCCCAGTCAGCAGCACGAAACTTATACCAGCTTCTAGGTATCTCAAAAGGTTCAACCACATGGGTTGTTTTATTAAATTCTGGAAAAGCTGAGTCTTCATATGCATCCCAATCTCCATCTAAAAATTGTTTACGCTGTGCTTCAGGTAAAGATGCGAGCATAATATAATAATCATCAGTCTGCATCAGATAAGGATTATCTTGTAACTTAGCTGGAATAAATCTTCTGGTAATATATTTTTTACCATTAGGCGTATCTATCCCTACATCAAAAGCTGTATTTGGTTCTGCAGGTTCTACGAACATTTCTTTTACCCATTGTGAACCAACGTTTCCTGGATTACCTGTAGCTCTCATATAGACAGGTATATCTTTATCAACCGATCTTAAAGAAGATCTTAGAAAATTATATATATCTGGCGAAGGATATTGTGGAAGTTCGTCTATTCCTATCCATGTGTAAGACTGACCCTGGTAACGTAATACGTCTGTCATATTCTCTGCGTAACCAAACTCTATCTTTGCCCCTGATGGGAATCGCCACTCTTTTTCTTGTTCTCTCCATTTTGCACTAGGAAATGCTTTTGAGTATAATAGCTGAGACTTTTGAATTAAGTCTCGCAACTCAGGCATTGTCCTCCTCACTAGGAGTGCTCTATGATTTGCATATGTACAATAGCGAAGCGGATCAACTAGCATCGCATATGATTTACCACCGCCTCGTGCTCCACCGTAAAACACCTCTCTTTCAGAGGATGCAAGAAATTGTG